ATTTTCCCCGAGATGTATCGCCCGATGCCAGACCCAGATGACGGAAAATTGTCTACACTTCCGCCAAAGCCTGAGGAATTTGACGAATCAGATGGTCCGACGATGGTCGTTCCAATTCCTGAAAATACGCGCCCTGAGCGATGGGCGGCGGGTGAGGCGATTGTGCCTGCATTTACCACAGTCGAGTGGAACCTTCAGCGACGCGCAGATACGGTTCCGGCATACGGCACCTACGAGTCAGGTAACTCGCACGATAAGTGGGAGCGCTGGCTCAAGGAGTGTGATTGTGCAATTGCCGACGACTCGACGCACGAGGGCACGCCTTCGAGCAAGGAGCAGCAGTATGACGCAAGTGACGATATTGGGCCAAAGTATGGCTCGTCGGCGCAAAACTTTAGAATTTAATGAATCGCGCGGCACTCGTGGGAGCAGCGTTGTGTTTTTCAATTGGTGTACAGGTTAGCGTAACAAAGTATTTGTTCGGAGATGTGGAATTGTATGTTGTATTAGTTATTTGGTTGTTAGAAGTTTTTTCGGTAGGATTATATACTTGGCGCACGTTGTTCACGTATGGGTAATCCAACACAAATCGGCGAATTTGACGGCGCAGCGTTTCACGAAGAATGTCCACGTCCACTTACCGGATGTGATTTTCCCAAGTGTCGATGTGACGTAAGTCGCGACGACGACGAATAATATTTCCTTATACAATATAAGGATAAGCCTTATATACTCACGTCCCTTCTGTTAGGATGCAATGGTAACCGAAGCAACTATCGTTCACGAAGGGGGCACCGCTACCGTAACAGGATTTGACGCAATCACGCAGCGATTCACGGAGCAGCAGTATCCAATTTTGCGAGTGTGGTATACTCCGCCGAATGAAGACGTATTGGAGAATATGTACACCGAGTATCGCGGCGCGACGATTACGGCGGTGATTCAGGAATGAAGTCGCAAGCCTTAAGTATGGATAGCACGTACAATGAAATGGAGACAGACACAATGGTTCAAGTTACAATCGCAATCCCACGAATTGACGGCTACGAGGAAGTTACCACGTTCGAGTACGAGTCGCTTCGGTTTGACGACGGCTCTGAAGAAATTGACGAAGACTTCACGGCGCTTGTGGCAGACGGCGCAGGTGGCGAGCCTGTCGTCGAAGTTCTCGCACTTGTGTTCGACGAGGAGTATTATGGTACGATGGGTGGCGGAAATGACGACGTGACTCGTGAGATTAAACTCAAGTTGACTGAGTATCTCTACGATGAGATGAAGGCGCGGCTTGGTGGAGAGGAGCCGGTCATTGGCTCGTTCCCTGAGTGAGGGAAGCGTAATTTTTTTGTGGAGTGTGGATAGGTTGGAGAAGCGTATGTTGGTTGGAGGAGGGTTGAGATAGGTTGGAGAAGGGTTGAGATAGTTGATTTTAACCCATTATATAAATCTTACCCTAAATATAGAAATTGCTCCATACAGAAATAATCTCACATAACACGCCGCGATTGGGTGATTCATACCTACTCAAACAAGGAGCACCATATATTCAACGATACACACATCTGACGACCCACAGTTAGGCTACACCATTCCACTCAGGGAGACTGGTCACAGGGTGTCTCCTTTGAAACTGGAACTGTACAATATAATAGAAGTACAATACAATAGTAGTGATAAACCATCTTCAGTTTCAGAGGACAATTCCTATGACTGGTCGCCCACAACCCTTGATTGAATAGCCAAAGGTATGGATTACGGCATCTATCAACGGAGCAATATAAAATTGCAAAACGACCATTATGAACTGTCCACAACCCGTTGCTATTCCCCACAACCCAACGACCTGTTGGGGGTTCACAGTAGCCTCCAATAATGGATAAGCCCTTTCGGTATTCCGTGGATGTATATTCCGCAAACTGCGCTTCAGTTTCTTAAGGCAGGAACCTTTTATTCCAGTCGCCCACAAAGGAACAATTGAGCCACCAATTGAACCTCATTATATCCCTATATGCGCTCCCACTATATAAATCTTTCGAACACCGAGTAATATTACCCAGTAATATTTTATCTTGTGGTAATAGGGAAGAGTATACAAATACCACTACACCCTCATTGTATATAAATCTTTCGGTTTGACGAGATTTCGATACCTTTATATGGATAGCACTCGTAGGATAGGTTGTGATGTCAGAAGACAACACTCCGACGATGAAGCCCGTGTACGAGTTCCGATTCTTTGAGTCTGACGCTTGCGAGAATGAGCGCCTTGTGCGTAACACAGCAGACTTGGAGAATGACAGTCGCGACTTTCGCGAGGAGGGTATCGAACTGCTTGCGCAATTTGGGCGCGAGGACCCTGAATGTGAAGTTTCGCTTATGGGATTCCAACAGATTTAGCGAGTAGCGCATCTCACGCAAGGAGACTCGCGGAGCGGTGCGTGACTTCTATAAGTTGCAGAGCAACTTATACCGAAAGGTATAAATACTTTGAGTGTTTACTGTTGTGTATGGACGACGTTCTCGTACAGAAGACAATTGAACAAGATGGCGTGGCTCGGATGACTGTTTCGAAGAATGGGCGCGACCATCGTTTTACTGTTGCGATTGAAGCAGAGACGCTATCTATTGAACACGAGGAATCGCATTGCTGGAGGGGCAGGATTGACACGAGCGAGCCGCCTGAAGAAATTTTTGACGCACTCGTTGAATCGCCGGAGTTTCAAGAATACGTTAAGGAATTTCGCTCGTCGAGCAAGTAGACGTGCGGAACGGTGCTGCCCTTCTATAAGTTGCTCTGCAACTTATACCGAAAGACTTATATGAGTAGCGTCGTAAGATATATATACAATGAGTGATACTGACACATCCGCGCTTGAAGTCGCACCAGCACTTGAGATAGATTTTGGAATTGGTCGAATCTACGTTCAAGGAGATAGAGACACGTCTTTTGCGGAAGTCGTCGAGGAGTTCAACAAGCAGAAGGCCGACATGACTGAATCCATCGAGGACCTCAAGCGATTCGATTATGAACTTCGCGAAGAGTATGACACCGAACCGTCAGCCGGCCCGTCCTTTTCGTAAGTAGCGATTCATTAACAAAACATTCCTATTGCTATCATCATCACGAGTAGTGACAATATCATGTATTCCATCATTGTACGTATACGGGTAGGGGATGGGGGTATATAACTATTACGAAGAAGGTATACGGGTAGGGGGGAGGGGTATACCCATACCCGTCCCTCTTTTGCGACCTATTCCTTTGGAAAGGTGCGTAGCGCAAATTGTGGGGGATTCGCTCTCCACTCGCGCAATCTGCGTCGCACCCATTCGCGAATCATCTTACGATTCCCGCAGGATGCCTTCTGACAACTCCTGCTGAATCTCGGACAAGGGCTTCACGTAGTGGAAGGGGCCGTCTCCGTTGCGATATTCCGCGACCTCTGCCATCTTCGAATCGTAATCAACTCGAAGGATCGTCAATTCGTCAACGTGCTGCTCATTTCCTGAAACGCCGACATAGGTTCTGTTAGGTTCCATACTTCGAGTAGGGCAGCAACTCAGTTAAACCTAACGGTTGCGCTTCGCGCGTTTCCGACAAGGAGGCTGTCGCCTGACCGCTGTCAAGATATGGATGTATCTATCCGCTGAATTGTCATTATTCGGGGATCTGTCATGTCGGTTGTGTGAGGTAAGTTCATTTTGAGCGCATACCTGTATGTAGGTGACGTGGGTATATAAAGTTGTTGCTTTGATTGTGTGAGGGGAAGGTTTATATATAGGGTTGTCCAGTATGGCATACTGGATAACCTACTATAAAAAGGTATTGCCTTTCCTCAGTCGTCGCACTCAGGGCATCCAAGCCCGTGCTTATATGGATTATACTTCAATCCACAAGCATTACAGTAGGCCATCGGTGGGTCGTTAGGCGCTACTCGTCCAAACGGCGAGCCTCGTCGCATTAGACTGACCCCACAACAGGTCCGTGAATCTGTACGGATTCGAGGAACCCCATAGGCTCTTCAGTCTCGGTATTCCAAAGAGCGTTGTGTATCGGGAAGTCAGGGTCGTCAGGCGAGGACTTTAGCCCTTCCGTGATAGAAGCCACGGCAACTCCGTGAGGCGTGTCAAGTGTCCAGATAGTCGTTTCTCGAACCTCACCGGAGCGAGGGTCGGCGTGTTGAACCTGAATGTCTTCGCAAATAACGTCGAACTCTCCGAACTGTGTGGTTTCAACAGTCACGTAGTCCGATTCGGTAACGTTGCGAAGGTCTTCCGAGTGGGTTTCTTCTCCCATATTACTACTAACGGGAGATAGTGGTATAAGGGTTACGGTTTAGAGGAGATACGACTCAACTTCTCGCGCAACTTCTACAAAGTCGCCCGGCTCCCCCCACGTTTCACTCTCCGTATAAAATCCCTCGTAGCACGCGACAATTCGCTGGAGGGTGTAGTCGTCAAGTAAGATGCTTTCACCTGTCTCGATTTCGTGAATGTCGTCACTGTTTTCCGAAAGAGTGTGGTGTCCCTCAAATTCTCCGATGAAGTCGGTGCGGAATTGTTTAGAGGCTTCGAGGCTTACGACAGGATTCATGGATTTTCCTTCCATACTACTATTAACGGGAGGGTATTACTTAAGGCTATCGAACGTCTCCGAATAGTTCGTTGATGATTTTGTCGATAATGTCGTTCGGATTCTCTTCATCTTCTGGTTCGTCAGACGGGTATACTGCGCTCATTACACAGTATACTATGCTACATGGATATATAAATGCTTTGGTGATGAGTAGTTTTATATACCATGTCATCCACTATGCCATATTGTATAACATACTATATAAAAGTACCTCTCATAATTTATAATCGATGGCCTTAAGTAGTACCCTCTCGTTAGTTGTAATATGGCACTACGAATGTCAACGAAGCCGTCGCCTGACGAGATAGCCGAAGCCCTCGCGGAAATAGGGACGTGTTACACTACTACCCCGTCTGTGAGTACGCTGCGTGTCTTACAAGAGGCCGGCATTACGCCGACGCTTGAGATTGGCAACACCGTCATACTTGAGTGGAGTATCACGAGCGGCGATCCGATGAATGGCGCACTACGCTCGGACGATCACGTGTCCTCGTGGAAAACAGCGTTTCGGGATATGCGCGAATCGTGTCCCGATTGTGACGCTGCGTGGAGGGAATACGAATACCACTCGCATCACCACATAGCCGGACAGGTTAGTGAGACGTGTCAAATTTGCGGACACGAGTTTGAATCGGAAGAGTGGGGATAAGGTAAGGGTCGGTCGGTACTTTTATATACTCTTATGTACGATATGGCATATTGTATAACTTTCTATATAAAGGTATTGGTTAGCCGAGTATCGTATTCGCTTAGTGTATGTGTATCGCCACGTCGGGGCCTTCTTTGTTAAGGCAAAGTTTACAATCACCACATTTTATCCGATCCTCTGCCGGAACACCCGCGTTTTGCTGTAAACTATTCGGACACCACACAGTATTTTCAGGTTTTTCTTGATTTTCGGATAATGCCATAAATCGCCGGTCGCCGTAGTCGGCGCGGTCATTACTCGCATTAATGGTAAAGTCTGTCGCTAAATCCCAGTTTAGTTTGTGTGAAGCGCTGTATGTGTACACCGGAATATTTACCATTTTTGCGATAGTGTTAACTCGGACAATATCCGCGTTACTACGGAAGTCGCCGGCTTCCGAAAAGCGAATACTATCGAACGTGTTACGCTTACGTTCGTTAAGGCAGGTAAACGCCTTTGCCCACAATTCGGGCGTAATACAGTCCCAAAGGTATTCCTGCCGGCGGCGGTACGGAAGTGCCGCGTTGTAAATGGTTTCCGTCTTAGCCGCATAACACGCCTCTTTCGGGACTTGACAGTATCCCGTATGGGACTCACCGTTTTCACGAGTGCCGTAATTCGGACAGTCGTGAGCACTATTCATATTAAAAATAGCGGTCGTTTTACTAACTTTTGAGTTACCTGCCGATATGTAGTCGCTTAGGATAAACGACCAATCTTCAACAGTATCGGCGCTTTTCATACGGTCGCGTAGTGTATCAATACCATCAACCGTATCGATCTCGTATCGCTCGTAGACCATACCATTAGTAGGGGATATCCCTACTTAAGGCTTATGATGTTATTCGTCGAGGGGATACACTTATATACTATACCATACGATATGCCATATCGTATAACCACCTATAAAAAGGTACCGAACAGTTACTGAACGTCTACGTTCGTGATAGTCGCGAACGGAAAGGTATCAGTTCGGTTATTCGTATACGTCACTTGAACGGCGTCGGTATCATCAAGGTCCACGATCTGCTGAACCTCGTCGCCGCTAAACGTATCCCTTCCTTCGAGGTGGGAAATTGTTATTTCAAGAACCATTACAGTTCACCCCCAACTCTCTCAACCGACTCAACTTTTGCGAGTTGTGACATTTCATTAAGAAATGCTCGAAGGTGCTTTTCATTTTCGATGACTGTCTCGAAGTGTATTCCAATCCCCCAATCCAGCGTCTCGTCACTATCGGCGTCGTATCCGTATGAGTCTGTCTGGTCGGCGTATGCGAGGTAGCGGCTTGCTTCCGCAATCGCGTTATTTTCCTTGCGGAAACTGTCTGACGACACTCCGACGATGACCTCGAAACTTTCTCTTGGCATCAACTATGAGTAGGGGAGGTTACCATATAAAGGTTTCGTCGCACTCGCGTTAGGAACACTTATATAGTAAGTTATCCGCTATGACATATCGTATATTCACCTATAAAAAGGTGGTGGTTTACTCTACGTATTCATCCAGCGCCGAGTTGAGCGACCGACTATTACGCCACTCCACGTCGTCAAATTCGGTAACCCCGTACTCTTTTGGACGACCGAGTTGTATACCCCAGTCTTTTGAATCACGGGAGTTGATGAACACCTTATACGCATACTGTTCATCACCGTTAAGCACGCCGGGTTCACTAATTCCGTATCCGAGTAGTGAAAACGGCTTATCGAAGTTACCATACTCCTCGATATCGAGTGCGCGACTCGGCTTACTCGTCCGAAGATCGGAGTCTCGCGCATACTCGTCGTTCGGGTCACGCACGTTGAGTTTAGCGGTACGCATCTTTCCAGCAAAGATGTAATTCGCCGCAGTATAGCCGGCGTCTTTTTGCGTACCCGACGACTTTTGAACGTCGCGAAGGGTAGCGAGGTTTGGTAAGACACCTTCGGGGTATCCGTCCGAGTGTTGGTATACTTGTGCGGCGTCACCGTTAGGCTTCACAAACAGGATTTGGCTTCGGGTTCCCATTACAACCTAACAGAAGGGTGCTATTGGTATAAGTGTTTCGGAGTACGACGAGCGTCGAAGACTTTATATATTAAGTTATCCACTATGGCATATCGTATACTTACCTATATAAAGATACCGCCGTCTTACTCTCGCGAGGCGTCTGTCGATCTCTTGAAATAATCACTCGATAATGCAAGTTCGTCTTCAATTTCGACGAGGAAGTGAACAGTCGTCGAATCGACGTAGTATTGCATGACCGTATGTTCAGGTGCGTGTCGCAAGTCTTCGGTAAGGCTTGCTTGTGCAAACATACGCTTTTCCCACGAGTTCTGTCCCCTTGCCTCATATTCAACGTCGAATTTTGGATATTCCATTATTCTACGATTATTTCCGCACCGTATCAGTTATTCGCGATACTTAGCGCACGCTTGTACGAATCTGCCTCCACGCATCCGATATACGATGGATTAAATTCTCGAATTTCATACACGTCGTATGTGTTCCGTTGAGTTGCTGCCATACTCATTTTATTGTAGGTGGGTGTTTGTATTAAGTGTTACGGTTCGTGGATCGTGATAGTCTCAACGTATCCGAGTGACGGATTATCACTACCGAGATACACCTCGTGATGTCGCGGAAAGTCATCTTGATCGGGCGAGGACTTGAGTCCATCAGTAATGCCTATGTCAATCACCGACTTAAACTCCGGTGATTGAAACGTCCAGATTGACGTAGTGATGACTTCCCCAGATTGTGGGTCCGAATATTGGTTCTGGAAATTGACGCACGTCGCGTCAAAGGTATCACCAGTAGTCGTCGTTATCGTAACGTCGTCAGTTTCACGAACGCTAATTAGTTTGCCGGAGTGTCGTTCCTCCATACCCTTCTTTGGATAGGTACTGACTTAAACCCATCGATTTGTGTGGTCGAAGGGTTTATATAGTAAGTTATCCACTATGCGCATACTGGATATACCACTATAAAAAAGTAGCGCAGGTTCCCCCGAAGCCTCCTTACTCGGTACGGCCCTCAGACGTACCTCGGTCGGGAATCATGTTACGGTGCCCGATTAGGCGAAGGCTTTCAGGGGGTGCGCCAACTTCTGGACGAGACGTTTTCATCTCGAAATTCCGGCCACAGTCAAAGAGGTAGTCCACGAGTTCGCGAACGTGTCGCTTTGTCGTAGCCTCTCCGCCGTGTGGGTATTCCTCGTCGAATCGAGACTGTGCCCAGTCGGCCCAGCCGGCGAATACTCGAATATCGCCGTCTTCCGATATGTCGGCGATCTTACCCCAGTCGTATGTGAGTAGGGCGAAGGTTCCGTCAGGGAGTTCCGTCAGGGTCAGGCTTCCCCGATGGTTCGTTCCCGGCGAAGTTCTGTTCTTGAAGGCACGGAGCATCTCGTCGTTGGTGTACGTAATTTCGCTCATCTGCGTATGTTAGTATGGGTGTGTTTGTATTAAGTGTTTCTATTCGCCGCGAATCTCGCGTTCCATCTCGACGTAATCCTGAAACTCTTCAGGTGATTCCTGCTCATCTTCGCCGATGCGCTGATACTGTTCCTCTTTCTCCGAGTTGTGGGTTCGTCGTCCCATACCTACCCGTAGGGGTGTGACTGTAATAAGGCTTACGATACATACCCGTAGGGGGTAGGGGTAGGGTACACCCGGTACACTTATATGCGATGTTGTACGATATGCCATATCGTATATTTATGTATAAAAGCGTGTCGGGTTAGAATACGATATTGTAGGGACCGTCGTAATCGTCAAAGGCAGCCGCCTTCACAAATTCGGGCGCACAATTCGGACACAGCCATTTCATCTTTGTCGTATCTAAATCCGTTTCTTCGAGCGTCGTCTCACAGTCTGGACAGGTTCGTGACATACCCATACTTAGCGCCGGCATCGTAAAAGTGTTTCGGTTCGCAAATTGCCGACTTGCCAAATTCTCGACTAGCGCAATTTCGGACTGGCTCAATTTCCGACTATTCGTCGCCGAACCAGTTTCCACAATCGTGACAGTACTGCGACGTGAGTTTATTTCCACAATCGGGACAATCGAACCAATCCCACGACTCGTCGCGTAAAGTGTACGACAAGTCACAGACTGGACACCTTCCTTCAGGATAAGATTTCGGGACTACTTTGACCGAACACTCGTGACACTCCATATCGTGAATAGGGCAGCCGCTCACTTAAGTGTTTCGTCGTTTCCCCAATCGGTGCCTTTATATAGGTGTTTGTCCACTATGGCATATCGTATAACCACCTATAAAAAGGTACCGGGTTACTTAGAACGTGTCTTCTCGTGTCATGCCCGTGACCCTTTCGAGGATTGCCGCGTTCGATGAGTCGGCGCGTCGGATCGCCTGAGTCGTGTCGCCTTCCCACAGGGCCTCAAAGAAGCCGCCGCCGAGTGTAGGGGCTTCGTCGAGGTCGTCGAGTGAGAACGGGCCTGATTCCACCTCTCGCCGCGCACTCGCGCCAGTAGGTGCCTCGTCGTAGTACTCAACGAATAGCGCACTTGCGCCAGCGTTTCGGAGTTGTGCGTCGTCGTATGGGGTCTGTGACTCCATACTACTACTCTATTTGCTACTATATTAAGGCTTTCGATCTCATTTTTTCACCGATGGCTTTATATAGGGGTTTGTCCACTATGGCATATCGTATAACCACCTATAAAAAGGTACCGATTACAAAAAGGTGCCGATAAATAATATAATCAATATCCAAATTATTAAGATGTATCCTATCAATTAGATGACACCCATTTCTCGGTAGAATACTTGATGATCTGATAATTCGTTTCGTTTGAAATCAAATAGCGCCCACTGAAACATAAATGAATCAACAGTTTCCCGAGCGAGCGTTTTGAATTGATCCTTAATTCCATCGACTATTTTTTCGTATTTTTCAACGACGACCGTCTTAGGTGGTTCAATTTCTGCTATTTGTGCGACATTTGTGTCGATACACATTTTTTCCGAAAAGCCAAGCATCGACAAAACGAACGGTGCTTTTGCCGGACCCACACCTTTCACGTTATCAAGCGTGAATTTATGTGCTTTGTCAATGTTTCCGTTTGTCAACATATTCGCGATGTTTTCCCACACACGGCCTTTTTGAAGTGAATCCCAAATGTAAGACGCTTTATTTTTGTAATAATTCACCATATTGATCGAATCGCGAATTTCCCGTTCCGAAAGTGGAAGACCGTTCGCAAATAGGTTGCGAAAAGCCGTTTCGTGTGCCGAAACAGGCGTTTGGACAGACAAAACCGCAAATGCGTGACTTTTCTGAAGTAGTCGGACTTTTCCGCCAATATCCGAATCCATGAATTTTTGACGCGTCGCTGATAGTTGCGCGCGGATCTGTGTGTAGTGGTCCGCGTTATTTCTGAAGTGGTTCGTCGCCAGCATTGGAGTGTGTTGCTCCATACTACCCTTTGGGGAGGTTCCCTTATAAGGCTTTCGTCTCGCGATTTTCGTCGAAGCCTTTATATAGTAGTTTATCCACTATGGCATATCGTATAACCACCTATAAAAAGGTACCGCCCTACTTATCCGGTCGGCGTCGTCTTGCGAGTTTTGCCACACTTTTCACATTTGTATCGAGTTGCCACACGTGCGTTTCGTTTTTGCGAAGGGTTTGTACAATTCCACGAGTGATCGTCGCCATCTTCACACGTTCGATCACTTTTGACGCAATCGTCGCACTTCACGTCGCAAAAGCCAAACCTGTTACCTGTACCGATTTTCATCGTGTCATAACACGTGCCGCAGATTACACTATCCGTGTCAACCAAAAACGCGGCGAATCGTTTCACCTCATTAACGTTATGTGTGTCATTTGGGTAAAACTCTTCAGGTACCGCGCCCGTGTCATATTCGTCGCCGATCTTTACAGCGTTGCCATTTATCCAAAGGCTCGCCTCACTTTCGCCCATACTACTATCCGGACCACGCACTTTTTGAATAGTTACGTCGTGTCCGTTAACCTCTGTTTCGGTCTTGTGGTAGACCATACTACTATTATGGGAGGGTTTGACTTAAGTCTTTCGCCGTGTTGTCACTACCAGTATCTTTATATACCAAAGTATTCGCTATGGCATATCGTATAACCACCTATAAAAAGGTACCGACTTGCTCAATCCGCCTTACTCAAGTTCGACCCACGAATCAAGCACCGTGTGGTCCAAGTCGTCGCGAGTCGTCGCAGATCGCGTGTATCCGTTCTTACGACACTCTGCGAAGAACGAGCCGACTGCGCGCTCATCCATTACTTTCACGAGTGTGCGCCCGCTAACCGCAGACGGCGAATTTGCCTCGATGCCGTCGATCTGGTTGAATCTCTCTGCCATCTCTTCTGGAGTATTGGGTTTCTCCATACTACTACTCTATTCGCTACTATAATAAGCCTATCGGCTTGTCCGTAGTCGAAGGGTTTATATAGGAGTTTGTCCACTATGCCATATCGTATAACCACCTATAAAAAGGTATGGGTACCTATTTAAACAAGTACCTGTTTTCGCCGAGGTGGTTAGGCTCCGCCACTTTCATGAGCGCGCCCGTTTCCTCGCACACGGAATCAAGTTTATCAAGCGAAATATCTTTTTCCGATGACACTTCAATGTATGCGCCCATATTCTCGTCGTATTCAATCGATGCTCGCGCTCCGGTGATTCGCTCCGATGCTCGCTTTATGTTGTGTAGAGAGGTCATCTCCGTTTATCTCTTAGGCTTTGTTTGACTTAAGGGTTTCGGTATTTACTTCTCTACGATATTTCTATATCATCAACTGTTCTACATATTCCTTCAACGCCAAGTGCGTCAAATGCCTTATTTTTTGCGATACCGTCGCTTCCATTTGCCTGATGAACACGCTCGGACATCATTAGTAGTCTTATGAGTGCGAGGCGGTTTATTTCAACAGTCTCAACACAGTTATTAATATCATTTGCGTGAGGTGGATCTTCACAGTTTCTTTCTCCGAGTACTGTCATACTATACTAAAAGAACGAAGATGGTATAAGTGTTTCGATGTTCATCACAGCCGAAGCCTTTATACACTAAGTTATCCACTATGCCATATCGTATAACTACCTATAAAAAGGTGCCGGTCCTTGATCGCGTTATTACCGGCGGTTCTTTAATCGGCGACGCATTTTGCTACGGACGTTTTCGTTAGCCATACTTTCAACCGGCGAGAGTGATTCAAAACTACTCACGTAGTTGCCGGCGTATTGGATCGTGTCAGGCACATTACCATCGACGGGATTAGCGCTAAGTGTCTCGTAGTTGTCGAAGTAGCCTTTCACACGGTTAATGTGATTATCAGTCGTTTTACTCGTACCGTAGTGTCCCTCGTACACGAGAATATCGCCGGAAGGTGTAACTTCCGCGATACGCGCCCAATCATACGATAGGAGCGCAGTATTCCCATTTCCGAGTTTCACGGTATTGATCGTCGCACTCGGGATAGTGCGGTTGGACTGATTGTTTTCAAACGCTTCCAGCAGTTTTGCCGTTGTTGGCACGTACATCGTTGTTCACGGGGAGTCTCTCTCTCCCCATTTCATTAGAAGGGTGTGACTGTAATAAGGCTTTCGATCTATACCCGTAGGGGGTGGGGGTAGGGTATACCCGGTACCTTTATATACAATGCTGTACGATATGGCACATCGTATGGTGTCTTATATAAGTCTACTTATTCACACATAGCCTATCACATATCCGTGAATCAAAAGCCTTATATGATACCCAACCCTATACGTAGTATGGAAGGAATTCCAAGCGGTCCCCTCGAAGAAGAGTACCCGATAATTGAAGAAGGTGTCACAATTCGATGGGAAGCGCCGGCACAGACAACTGGTATGAGTAGCGTTGATAGCGTTACCACAATTCAAGAGGTCTACGTTAACGAAGATGGAATTACGCAAGTCGCCGTTGTGGATACACACAAAACTACGCCAAATGGTCGGCATACGATCACCATCGACGATTTGTATGATCGATTAGATTTCCAAGACTACAAAATTCTGTAAACGCGAGACTCGTCGCAAAAATTCGAGACTCGTCAAAAAATCGAAACTCGCAAAAATTCGAGACTCGCAAAAATTCGAGACTTGCGGGACTCGGAGACTCGTCGAAAAAATAAAATTTTCCCAGTCGGTACCTTTATATACTATGTTATCCAATATGCCGCCATATCGTACAAATACCTATATAAAGGTATCGGTCGGCTATCGCAAAAAAAAATGTCGCCCGATCGTTACTTCTCTCGGATCTCGTAGTGATCCACTCCCTCAGGCGCGTCGTCGCCCTCAGGGTAGCCCGGTCCTCGCGTGAGCGCTGTGTCCACCTCGTGGGACTTGAGGCTCTCTGTGTCGAACAGCACGCTGCCCTCGTCGTCCACAGCCACGACCTCGTGCCATCGCGTTTTACTATAGGTGCGTCTTTGACTTAAGGCTTTCGCCGTGTTGTCACTACCAGTATCTTTATATACTAAGTTATCCACTATGGCATATCGTATAACCACCTATAAAAAGGTACCGCAACTATTAGCAAAGCCGCCGAGTTTATTTCACTCGGTTAGGGCTTTGAGAATTTCGTTGCTCACCGCACTCGCCGCGTCGTTCACGATCGTTCGGTGAACCTTGTCAAAATCCGCGTGTTTGCCACACACCGAGATTTCAACATCGTCGTCGAAATGTGCTTGCTCCACGTAGAGCGTCGTAGTTTCTTCAGTCTCGTAGCACGTCGGGTGCGAGCAGTTGTGGTCTGCCATTACAACCTATACTACACAAGTATCTGTATTAAAGATATCGGTATAGATCGATGCCCTTATATAGAAGCGCTTTCAGTAATCGGTATCTTTATATACCAAGTTATCCACTATGCCATATTGTATAACCACCTATAAAAAGATACCGGCTACCCTAAAGGTCGCCGAGTACTTCCTTAAGCGCTTCCTTCTCGATCCGTAGTGCCTTCAGTCGCGCGTCGCTTGCGCGATATTCGTAGTCATACGTGTAGGCTACGTCGCGTGCGGTGATCTCGTCGTCGATGTCGTCCGAAACGCGCTGGAGTTGTCTGCGAATTCTGTGCGCTGCCACGTCGCGCGATGGGTGCTTGCCCATACACCTACTAAGAACGTGGGTATATTAAGCCTTTCGATCTTCGTCGAGCGCCGATGCCTTTATATAGTAGTTTATCCGCTATGGCATATCGTATAACCACCTATATAAAAGTACCGCCGGCTTGCCTTACTCCTTCCTGATGGCAAACCAACTACTTCCGAAACCGATGATCTGCCACCCATCGCGGATTCTGTATGCGTGTACAGCGCCGTCGTATCGGAATTGATGGCGATCGCCGTGACTGCTCTCGTGCTTCAACTCGCCGAAGCGTGTGCTGTACATCTCTCGGGCGACTTCAACTGCTTCCTCTGTCTCCGTCATGGCTTGTGCCATACTACTACTCTATCTGCTACTATATTAAGTCTTTCGCCGTGTTGTCACTACCAGTATCTTTATATACCAAGTTATCCACTATGGCATATCGTATAACCACCTATAAAAAGGTACCGCCGGCTTACGTTATTCGTGTGTCTGTCTCCACTGGTTGGGGCACACAATATGCGTGTCAACTACTTCAAATGTGTCTGGCTCGTACAGATCGTATTCTTTCATCGGAGCGCCACAGTCACCGCACAGTATGGTTCCAACCATACCATTACTCTATTTGCCACTATAATAAGTCTTTCGAGATGGGTCGAGCGCCGGTACCTTTATATAGGTGTTTGTCCACTATGGCATATCGTATAACCACCTATAAAAAGGTGCCGGCCCCAAGTATTTTTGCTATGCCCCTATCTTAGATGATTTGCGCGAGGGGGTTTGTGTGTTCGCAAGGGAAGTTCCCATCAACTTCCGTCTTATTTCCACAGGGGCAAACCGGGTGACCGAATTGATCCTGTGTGTAACCGTCTGGCAGTAGGTTTTCTGGTATCTTCATCGCCAACTAAGTGTAGGGGACACCCTATATTAAGTCTTGCGATCTCATTTTTTTCATCGATGGCTTTATATAGGGGTTTATCCAATATGGCATATCGTATATTTACCTATATAAAGGTACGGGTAGGGGGTGGGGGTGGGGGTACCGGGTGTATGTTTATAGGTACACGGGTAGGGGGTAGGGGTGTATCCCTGTATTTGTCGCTCTTACAACTTTTGCTTGGCTTGTTCGATCGCCGCTTTCGTCGCACTTGAACGAGCGACGCCTTTTGATTCAATCAGTCGGTTTGCCAAGCGGTTAGCAAATTCGCACTGTTTTTGCGTAGCCAATTCCTCGTGTGTCGCAATTCTCGTGTGAACCTCGTGAGATTCAGGGACGGAGGGGGCGACGATTTGATCGAGTTCGTGGTTGTACTGCTCCATAGAGAATGTCGTTTTCTCCATACCATTACTCTATTTGCTATTGACTTAAGTCTTGCGACTTGCGACGATTATAATTTCACGCTTGTCGAGATTTCAACAATTCCAAAAAATTGAGACTTGCCAAAAATTTGAGACTTGCCAAAAATTTGAGACTTGCCAAAATTTCAAGACTTCAGGATTCGGAGACTTGACAAAATTCCGAGACTTGCGAGACTCAGAGACTTGACATACATGAAAGATCATTATATATCACGAAAGATCATGATATACCATGAAAGATCATTACATACATTTGCCTATACCCATACCTTTATATACTTAATAATACGATATGCGGTCATCATAACGGACAAACTACTATATAAAGGTACCGAATATATAGAATCAGCCTCGACTATATAGATCCACCTCGACTATATAGTAAACCGGACCCCTGTTTCAAGTGGAAAATCTGAGAAGCCGAGAGAGGCCCGTAGAGCGGTTTTTGCCCCCAAGGGTACTAAACCCCTTACCCCCGACGAAAAATGGATTCGGCAGGTAGAGGTACCTCAAACCCCCAAATTCGGCAAGTACACTCAGTTACGTAATAGGCGAGTAAAACGGGGTTCCACTTGAAACAAGGGTAGGGTAATTTGAGCGTCGTGTGACGAAAGCCTTATATACCCCGCTATCCTATATAGGGTATGGCCCCAAGCCATACCCAAGTCGGTCGAACCGAAGCGGAAATAATGGAAGCGGTCGCTATGGCGTTCGAAGATCGCGGATACAATTTCCCGCCGTTCGACGTAGTGCGCGGCGTTGGGTTTCGGAAATATATCCGTGCGGACGAAGCGCGCAAATTCCGCGAGCACAACCCGACGTTTCAGGGCCTTAGCGTCCCATATTCGAAGGGCTTTTCATCGGACGGCGGAGCGTCGGTTTTAACCCCCCGTTTTGTCCGCGGCGAGTGGTCGCTCGCGGGAGTGATCAATCACCTGATCGACGAGGGTCTAATCGATCAAATGATCGATGAGCAAACGGAATTTGTCGGGGATCGTGACTTTGCCGAAGGCGACGTGTTATATTCAATATACATAGTCGCGAAAGGATGGGTCGCCGAATTACAGGTTGACAGTCACATAGAAAACCTGTCGAAAATGGGTGAATCCCACGATATCGGCGGAATTGATTTCCAAAACGTGGAAAAATCAACCCCGAAAAAACCGGCCTACGTTCAACTACGGTCATGGACTTGGGCGGCGATATCCGGCGACGCCGACGAAACGGATAACAGTATCCCCGTCGTGTACTACGGTTGGCATAACGGAAAACTGATACTATCGGAAAGCGGATATGATATCCGGCGGATAGTCTCAAAAGAATTACCTGTTAAAGAACGTCAACGAGAATACGAATTCCTTTTCTAAATCGAGTTAATTTTTTTCGCGGATTTTCTAACTCGTTTACGTAACTGAGTTATGTTGGTCGAGAAATATGTTTGTCGAAGACTATAACGAAAGATCATTATATTAATTCAGAAATATATCAAATCAGAAATATATCAAATTGGAAATATGTATTTTTTTTTATAAAACTGCGCTGACAGAACTCGCGGAAATGCCCCCCACCGAACTCCAAAAATATTCCTAAAATCCACCTATCCCAATAGGGATTACTCCCGGTAATACCGCCTCAGACAAGTGTAGACACCCCCACCGATTTTCAGAATCGATATAGTATTCACTTACCCTACAATTTTTATGCGAGGTACTTTTTCATCTATTCTAATGGAATTTTCGCGTTGCACAAGTCGTCGATGCATGGATTGTGCCAGACCGAAAGGTTTAAATAGGATGCCGTGTAACTGTATAGTATAAATAGTATTATATGTCAACGATGACACCTATCTCATTTGACGCATTTAATCGCGATTCGGGAAACGGGTCGCGCTCTACGGAGGAAGATTGGATGGACGAAAATACACGAATTGAAGAAAATAAATGGACTACTTCTCGAACGACATTCTGGCCGGATAGCGACGACGAAAAATTTTCGCGATTGCGCGAGATTCACGACAGGTTTGCAGGAGAAGACGAGACGTATAACAGAAAGACGACGATTCGGTATGGACACATTATGAATGACGTTCACACCTTCTGCAATGTGTGTGAGTTGCGTCAATACCAAATCGAGGCAGTCGCGAACATTATTCGAGACACAGACATCTCGTCGAATAACTATGGTGGTAAAAGTTACGAAGCGATAATTCTCGCAGTAATGTCACTCATCGTAGACCGTGACATCAATCGCGTCGATGAATACGATAACCGGCTAATATTACGCGATGATTTTCGCGAATTGATGGAGACGGTTGGAATTGGGTCAAAAGAATTACGGAAGGTTCGGCAAATGGTGCGCGAGCGAGTGGACTTGCACAAGGATTGGTCGTCGATTACGTAAGTTCGCGCATTTCGGGAAGTGTTGTATAACCCACCCTACATACCTTATACAAAAATCGCGATTAGGGTATCGTATATCACTTGTATAATACACCATACATACCTTATACAATACAGCCACTACACTTAATATACGACACACACCACTGTGTTATTATGCTGTATGTTATGTACATAAATTCCCCCCCATTCCGAATGAGGGGATTTATTCCCCTTCTCCTGCTCTCCTTACTCTATATACGGGTTCATACTATATAAATCTTTCGGTTTTGTATATGGGGTTCGGCTTACTTAAATGAACCGACGCACATTAGATATAAATGAACGACTAGAGAAACTACTATGCCAAACACAGAGCCAAAAGAAGACAAGTGCTCGGCGAAGGTTCGAAACTTCCCTGACGATTGGGATACGTTCGACGACGATGGCGAGAAACTCGGTTACTGCGCGAATCCTGCTGGATTTCGCACAGACCATTTGGGTGATGGACGTTGTTACCTCCACGGCGGATGTACGCCAAAGGGAATGACGAATGCCGAGACACACGGTCTATACACGAAGCGTCAAAATTATTACGAGAATCGCTCGACGGAAGAGCAGAATTGGATGGACGCAATTGTTGAATCGTTGCTCGACGATATGCCTGGAGGCGACGACCCCTCGTTCGCGAAGTTGCAGATGGTTCGCAATATTGCGATTGATATGCATAAAACGAAGAGAGCGAACGATTACGTCGATGACATCGGCGTCGTGCATAAAGACAAGACTGTTGGATACACTGATGACGGTCGCCCAATTAAGGAAGACCAAGAGAATGCGCTGAATATTGCATACGATAGATTGACGCGCACGCTTACGCGACAGTGTAAAGAACTTGGAATACTCGACGACCCAGAATCGAAGAAGGCAGAGAGTCAGCAAAACTTGGCCGACGAGTTGTCTGCCCTTCGCGCAGCGCGAGAAGAATAATGAGAGTCGAAAACTTCAGTGGAGGATATCTTAAAACAGAAATGCAACTTGTCGAATATAGCGAGGGTCCAGCGATGGAATCCGAGACATTTTCATTCATCAATCGACAATTTTATTCAGAAAGCGCAGGTTCGCCGATGTTCCGACTTGGACTTGGTGGAAACCCGTACTTTGAGGTATCTACTGAGTTTTCGATTCCGACAGACGTAATTGGTATTCCGAAGGAATGGTTCGCGGATAATCGTGTCGTGGATGACGGCTCATACCACGATGTATTTATTCTGAAGCCAGCGCACGCCGACATATTGCGCGAGGCACGAGAATTGTCGCGAAAATTCCCGAAAGACAATGAGTGATGTAGAAGCAGAGCGACTCCTTGACGAACCGTCGTACTTCGTCGAGCGATATCTCGGAGAAGAACCATTTGAGTATCAACGCGGATTTATGGACCACGACTCGTCGCGAAAGGCGGCAGTTTGTGGAAGACGTATTGGTAAATCGACGATGGCGGCGTGGCTTGCGTTATGGTACGCGATTACGCACGCCGATGCGGAAATACTCATTACGGCGAAGGCGCAGCGCCAGTCGATGGAACTGTTCAATGAGGTAAAGCGCAAAATTCGCAAAAGTGACATTGATGAGAGTCAATGGGGCATAACACGTGATACGCGAACTGAAATTAACTTCGATAATGGTTCGCGTATCCTGTGTCTTCCAGTTGGTACAGATGGGAGTAACATACGAGGATATGGTACTGATTTGCTTATCGTGGACGAGGCTGCGTTCATTGCCGACGATATTTTCCAACAAGTCCTATCTCCGATGCTTGCGGTAGGAGATTCAGAGTTTATTTTACTTTCAACGCCATTCGGCAAGAAAGGATTCTTGTACGAGCGATTCCGCGACGATAAGTGGCACACGCTTCAGATAGCGACGTGGGCTAACCCGATGATTGACGACGAATTCATCGAGGAGCAAGAAAAGAACCTTACGCCAATTCAGTTCCGTCAAGAGATTAAGGGCGAATTTGTTGAAAGCGCGGATTCATTCTTCACTCGCGAGGAATTAATGAATTGTGCGACGGAGACAGTACGCCGAGAAGATATGAATATTGCATATCTCGGTGTGGACCTTGCGTCAACTGGTGGCGACGAATCTGTGTACACGTCAATTGATGGAAATGGTAACATATTCGACATTGAGCACACGTCGGACAAGTCGATGACTGATGCTATGGGTCGGGTTCGCGAACTTGACTCATATCACGATTACACCACAATTATGGTAGACGCGACCGGCCTTGGGACAGGAGTCGTGGACCAAATTAAAGAAGACCTCGGGCGAAAGGTCACGGGATTCAAGTTCACGAATCAGAAGAAACAATCGCTGTATAACACATTAAAGAACCATCTACAACGCGGTGACATTTCATACACGTTTGTTCCAGGCAAAGATGAATCTGAAAATAAGATGGTTAATCAATGTCTTGAATTGGAGTATGAGTACACGTCTTCGGGGAAAATGAAGATTCATCACCCGACTGGTGGCCACGACGACTTTTCAGATTCGCTCGCGCTTGCCGTATGGGCGAAGAGTCAAAAGAGTCTCGCACGCTCGGATAAGGGTTCGATGAAACCATTCTCGCTTGGCTCGCTTCGATAATCGAAAGATTTATATACTATAAAAACAAATACTACGTAACCACATACCTTAAAAGTGGTCTGATGAGATGGGTAGGGTCCATCGAAACGGTGAATTAATATGACACGGCAACTACACGACACAGGAGAAGAGTATTACCAAGATAAACTGAGTGGCGAGACGTTTGATATTGGTCTGTATGACGACAGTGTTGACAACCTCGCTGATGCAGACGATGTTGCGTCTATTACGACAGAACCGTCTGATGGAAACTACACTCGTCAGACTACCGTTTCGTTCAGTTCCGCTGATTCGAGTGGTGACTGGACACTCACGAATGACGCGCAAGTATCGTTCGATGTGACCAATACGACGGGTGACGTTGATTCGTATTTCATTGTCGTGAATTTTGATTCCGACGATGCTGGCGACGGTGGTACGCCGCAGGACCACCTTCTCGCCACAGGTGCCCTTTCGCAGAGTTATGCGCTTGGGAACCTTGACGAACTCAACCTCTCCGCTAACGGTATCGGTACGTCGCTCTCGTAAATTCGCCACTTATTTTTACAACCTTTCGGCGAAAAAGTAATTAGATACATCGATAAATAACACTATGGTTCGCAAACCCACAAATCTTTCAGCAACAGAAGATATACCACGAGTAGTTGTAACATTTGATAATAAATCTGGAACTATTGATTGGGGGAATCAGTGGGATGTATTTTCATGGGACGACAGCGAATCCATAGAGTCATATTATACCTTAATTTATAGGAATCAAGATAACTATCTTGGTAATAATGATAAAACTGTTGTAAGTAATTATAATCCGGTTGGTGCCGTAAGGGCAGATATTTTTGAATTTTCTGATTTTACAAGTGATTATCAGACAGAATATACATATATTTCCACATCTATTGATGCAGAAGTATTCTTATTAAGTTCTGAGTCATATACTGGTATTGCAGAAAATGACTTTAGTTGGGAAGAATCATGGGATTCTGAAAAATGGTACCCTCAACAATTTGGAGATTTAATTGTAGAAGATATATCTACGCTTGACTCATCGATAGATAATTGGGGTTCGGCAAGTTGGAGTTTATCGTGGGAGTCGTATGAATCTGTAGAAGATTCAGATATATTATCAAAGGGTGGATATAAGTTATCGTGGTCTGTGGAAGACAGAGGAGAAAACTTACACTTTGTATACAGATCAGAAACATCTGGGAAAAAAGAAGATGATTATCAATTAATAGGTGTTACAGAAGACAATTACTTTTATGATAATAGTGCTAATACTGATAATGAGTATTATTATAGAGTAGCCTACGTAAATGTAATAGAAGAATCTGCTCCATCTAATACAGCAACAATAACTACTGGTGTTCCAAAAATTACAGATGTACCTGTATTGCGTGGTATACTTGCCGAACCACTTGTTACGCCGAGCGACACCTTGTCACAAGATGAAGCATCTATCCAACAAATTGGCGCGCTGCAAGCAGCGATTACTGAAGATGGCGTCGCTCACGACCAGCCACTCGTTCAATCGCAATTAATTACGACTCGTGAAACTCCGTCAATCGCGACGACACTTGACGAAGGAGAGACAACTCCAACAACAGTATCGCTGTTGCAAGATGAGTTCACCTCATCTTTCGATGAAGGCACGCTACGTACAATTGAAGGTACGTCAATTACAATGGATGCAGAAACAGTCGCATTCGAGATAGAAATACCTACAGATGTACGTAACACGTCACTCGTCACAACTGAGTCGTCAAATGTACTCGATACACCATCGCCAATTGACGCAATAGCGTCTCCGATTGAATCAACCGACGCTGTTGAAATAACAAATGCAGTCACGGAAGTAACATCTGCTACGGCAACTGCTTCGGCAATTGCGTCAGGCGATGAGCAAACCTCGGCGACAGACGCAGCGCTTACGCAAGACGGCGCGGCAACGTCTTCTGAATCAGACGAATTCTCGTCGAATCAAGATGGTGGACAGATTACGCCAGCAGCAGCAACTGCCTCACCGACACCATCACTAAGTGCAGTAACTGATGGTGGCTTCACAGTTGCTGAATCCACGTCTTCACTTACGCCAAGTGTGGGCGGTGCATCAGAAGATGTTGGCATCACTGCGCCAATACTTGCATCAACGATTGAATCAACCGAGACAACTCGTGCCAATGATACTGGCATAATTACCGCAGAGTTTGAAACAAGTGTCGCTCCAGTTGTTCAATCAATTGCGCGAGACACACCAATTAACACAGACGCCGCTGTTTCATCAATCACGGTTGACGCATTGGCGAGTGCAATAAATACACCACTTCTTACGCAATTTTCGTCTGCTGTTGCGTCAATTGATGCAGATACTCGCTCCACGAGCGCACGTGTACTTATTAATACGCCAATCACGTCGCTAGATTCCACAGAATTCGCCGCGTCACTTGATGAATCGTCGCGTTCGTCAATTTCTATTGTTGACATACTCGCAGATGATACAAGTGTCGCTGGTGATGCAGGAATCACAAGCGCATCCATAGTGAGCCGAGATTCACTCGATGAATTTACACGTGAACTTAACGAAGGGAATCGTGTAAATCAGCAAGTACAAACGATTGATTCAACGGAGCAAACATCTGCACAAGAACTGCCAATACTCAGCGCAATAGAAACATTTACGTTCACGACTGCAAGTGACGGAATTGCTGTTTCTCCAAGTCTCGTAACGCTACTTTCCGTAAACGACATTGAATCGACGGAGGTGGCGACATCACAAGAACTGTCTATTCCAAAAACAGTTATTGGTTCACCAATACTGATAGATGCATTTACGCAATCGTTCGAGGATAATGACCTCGTAACTGAGAAAATCTCCACACCACTTGCGACGACAGACTCGCTCGAAGATAGTGCATCACTTTCACAAGTTAATTCCACAGTATCGCAAGTTTCGACGCTCTCTGTTGAAAATGGATTCTCCTCTGCGACTGATAGAGGTTCGATAGTTACTGAAGCAGAAAAGTCGATTATCGCAAGCGAGGAGATTACAACGGCGCTTGATGAAGGAATCGTCACGAATTCATCAATTCAGACACGTGAATCTACTGAATTTACATTCTCTGTAGACGACGCAGGCGCTACACCAACACCAGTCACACCAATTGTAAGCCTTGACGAATTTGCATCTACAATTGAAGAAGGCGTCATTACTGCGCAAACTGTACAAACACTCGCGGAAGATGCATTCACATTCTCCGTCGAGGATGACAGATTACAGCAACTCGCTATTGATACACAAGAGACGCCGAGTGTTGGAATTGCAGACACGGATGGATTACAAGAATTACTTGTTTCACCACTTGCAATTAATGCATTCACGTTCTCGATTGATGGCGAGATACAATCACAGACAGTTACGCCATTCGAAATAAACGGAATTGCATCTGCATCTGAAGAAGGCTCGATTACGTCGAGTAGCGTCCTTACAGCAGAAGATGACGCATTTACACGCTCGAATGAATTTAATGTTACGCAAACAGTTGATGCAACACCCGCACTAATAGATGCACAAACAAGCGCGATAACTGAAGGCCTATCACTTACAGAAGTAGCGACGCTTACATTCGACGAATTCACGTCCGCTGAAGAAGAGCCACTTGTCACAAACATTGTTGGAACTGCCGGAACAGTCGCTGAGAACATTAGATTCGGCGATACGGCAATTGCGCGAGACGCTGCTGGCGATGAGGATATGTCGTCGCTGTCATTATCGGAGGATGCAGAAACAATTGCATATGAGCAATCAACAGTCACGCAAATGGTTGCTGAAACTCTAACGATAAATGCTGCAACATTTGCGACAGAAGAAGGCTCGATTACAACAAGTGATGCAATAAGTAGTGACACGCCGTCTCGCGGAATATCGCGAGAAGACAATCGTGAAATAGATGCTACATATTCAACATTCGAAGTAAATGCGACGACAAGTGCTATTGAAGAAGGAACGCGAACACCCTTTAATAATTCGTCGATACTAATTGATGCAGATACGTCGGCGCTTGAAGAAGGTTCGCTCACTGAAAAGGTTGCCGAATCGTCAATTACTGCAAGTGTTGGCATTACGCTTGAAGAGGGTGTTATCACAAATACTGAAATTGTTACACCAACATCCTTTGAGTCGCTAACACCAATAAAAGATATTACAGAAATTACGAGCGAAACTGGAACAACGTCGCTTACTACTCGTGACCCAGAAATTACACGAGCATTCGAACGCTCGCGGCAACCAGACCTCGTTGCAACACCAATACAATCTCCTGACGAGGAGACAAGTGCAATCGTGAAACGCGCTGTACTTCCAGTAGAAATGCAAGATGTTGTGCAAAAAGAGTTCGCCTCTGCTGGAGAAGAGCCGATTGTTGAAACAATACTAATGCAAACATTTGGCGACGGTCAAGCAGTAGTCAATCAGGATATTGATGAATTGGACCTGACAACAATGGAAGCGACGATTCCACAGGCTGGTGTTGGAATAAATCCAGTAGTCACAGAAACTGCTGGACTCTTTATTACATTCCAGTCTGAAGAAACGTTTGTGATTACCTCATTCCTTGCTGAACCGCGAATAACGGCTTTCAGCAATCAGGAGGACCCACTTGACGCAGGTGCAGTTCGCGCTCCGTCAATTGTCTCAACTGAAGACAGCGCGACAGATGTTGAACTAAATGATTCAGAAACAAGCATATTGGTCGGAGAATATTCGACCGAAGTTGAGGTAAT